TCTCTTTGGGGATGAACTTTGCGGTCTTATCCCCCGGCAGCACCAACGCACGGCCCAACGAGCACCACGGATATCAATCGGGTCCTGGAAGTCAAATACACCAGCTTTAGAACCCGGAGTCAGGGTCATACCAGATTTACCAACCTGTGCTGAGTAGTTAATCCAATCAACAACTTCACGGTTGATTTCTAGCATAATTTCTGTAGCCAGAATACCACTCAGTTCAGCATCAGCATCCATACCGTGTACTGCACGGAGGTCTTGTGCCAATTCGATAGAGTAAGCAGCTTTCAGCTGGCGAGATTTAGCTTCGATAACTTGTTTATCGATACGGAAGCCCATTTCATTCCATGGGTTATCGGTGGAACCGTTGAAACCTTCCTGGAGTTCAGCGATAGAAGTAGCCATACCTTCAGCGATTTCTACCAGTGCACCAGCTTCCATTTGTTTCTTAACTTCTGCATCTAATTTAGCTGCATCAGTTGCACTAGAATCAAGTGTTACGATAGCAGAAGCTTGCAGATATACGGTACCAGTTTCTTGGAAGAAGTGAGTATAGATATCACCTACAACGGTAGTAGTGTCAGCAGCCAGAGCTGGGAATTTCTTAGCAGCACCCTGACCAGAGAACATCGCGTCTGGGGCATACATCGGATGGAAAGCTTCTTTAGCGCCAGCAGCGATAGGGTCTTTACCATATACTGCACGGAGAGCAAATACCTGACCGGTAGGGCTGTTCATAGGCTGAACACCACAAATATCAAAAGCGATCAGATTAGGAATAGCACGACGAACCATACCCATAACTGCCGGCCCAATTTGGGTTACTGCACCAGAGGTTTGACCTGCTGCGATGTTCTGAGCATTATAACCATGGTCACCACCAATTTCAGCTTCGGTCAAGAAAGAACCAAATGCCTGAGCGATTTTCTCGTCTTTATATTCAGGGGATACTTCGAAATCTTTTTCCTGGTTTTCGAAGATTTTAGCGATAATAGCCTGCTTGCTATTAGCGATTTCCGGCAGGCCTTCACCTTCCAGCAGTTCTTTCCATTTGTCTACGAGCTGAGCTTTAGTTTTGATAGTAGTCATTTGTGTTAACCTTTAAATTAGAAACGAGATGCGACTTTCGCATATAAACTTACATTAGAATTCTGTTCTACCTGAGTTGTGGTAGTGTCAACTGCTTCGGCAACAAAATTAAGACCGGCAGCGTCATTGTCAACTGTATTTATACTTTCGGTAATAGCGGCTTCTTCTTTAGTAGAACCTTTAACCATTTCTACAATAGCAGTTAACTTAGTACCAAATGCGTCAGAATAATCCATACCTTCAACCAGGCCAATAACTTTTTCTTTCTGAGATTCAGTCAGGTCTTTTACGCTTTCATTAATAGCGGTTTCACGCTGAACGTAATTGATATATGCATCACGTTTGGTAACTTCTTCGAACAAACGAGCGGTTTCTTCTTTATGTTCGGCCAGCTCTTCTTCCATTTCTGCTACAACATCTACAGATTCTTCTGGAACAACAACGTTATGTTCAACAAACAGTTCTTTCAGACCACCAAGCATGGATTCGAACAAATCAGCTTTAATGCCTTTATCAACTGCGATTTGGTTTTCTGCGAGCCATTCTTTTGCAAGATGGTCTAGGAATTTAGAAGCTTGTTCAGCCAATTTTTTATCAGCTTTCTCTTCAGCATCTTCTTTAGCCTTTTCAACTTCTTCTTCGGCCTTTTCGGCGATGGCTTTGATATGAGATTCAGCTAGTTTGACTGCTTCCTGCTTAACGGTGGCTTCGAATACAGTGCTGAAATTAGCTTTAACGTCCGGAGACAGTTCTACTGATTCGAAAACACTATTAAGAGCAACTGAAGTCTCGATATTCTGAGCTTCTTTCAAAAGTTGTTCTTTGATCATTTTAGTGTCCTGTGGTTTAGATTACATTATTATTTATAATGCTTTTAAACTCTCTGCGAGAGCTTTAAATGCTTCATCAGCACTGTTTTTGGTGGTTTCCACCGAATTTTCTGATTCTGATATTTGTTTAGGAGTAACCCAAGCATCTGGAGCAGAAGGTCCCCATACGGCATCTACGCCGACGGTTAATTTAAATCCTTCGTTCACGATACGGTACCCTTTATTGGTGTCGGTTAAAGAACCAAGACCACGAGAGGAAACACCTGGAATCCAACCAGCTCGTATATTAGCAGCTAATTTATCGCCGGGACCATGGTCGCCTTCAATAATTCTAGCACGTCCATATACATCGTTTCCTTTCCACCACATATCTTCAATAATGATAGCGGCTTGCATAGGGTCAACATTTGCACGAGGTGGATGGTTTAATTCTCCAAGGGCTTGTTTGGTTGCGACTTGTTCTTTAATATAGTCACTTACTGCTTTTTCCAAAACGCGTTTAGGATATAAACGTTTATTTCGGTTAACAACCTCTGCCTGAAGAAAAATACCTTCTATATAAAGCCCTGGTTTTAAGCCAGAATCTTTTCCATCATGTGATTCCAACATTGGAACGCCATCAATAATCTCACCGGGTTGACCCCAAGTTTCAATAAGTAACTCGGGTTTATTCATTAGCTTAATCCTAATGCTTTACGACGTTTAAGAGCTTTTTTACGCTTACGCAAGCCTTTAACTTGGCCTGAAGGGTTAGCTTTTTTAGCTTTAACGACCTTACGAGCGATTTGTCTACGTTTTGCTTTAGAAAGACCGGTGGTTTGGAACGCGTTACGTTCACGAGTTTTACGGTCTTTAGTGCGGGTGACTTCACCACGAGAAGAAACATGTTTAACGATAAACTCATTTAACTGTTCTTCATTAATAATGGAAGCCATTGCAACAGCTAAATCCGTTTCAGTTTCAAGCATGTTCTCGATAATAGTATTTATATCGTCAATATCGAGAGCAGAAGACAATGCATCGATTCGGCCCTGTGCTTCAGGAATAAGTGCTTCGACATTTTCGAGTACCAATTCATAAGATTCAGGGATAAGATACATTATTCATCGTCCTCATCGTCTTCGTCTTCGTCGCCTTCATCAGCGTCGTCTTCCGAAGATTTAGCTTTCTTTTCTTCTTCTTCAGGTTCTTCGCCTTCAATCAAAAATTGAGAAGCGATTTCTGCTTTGCGTGCTTCAATCAAACGAACCGTTTTTTCTGCCATTGCACTTTCAAAAAACTTTCGAGTAGCAACGAGGTCGTTTGATTTAATAGCTTGAATTAAATCGTCCATTAAAAATCCTCTTGTTCTTGGTCGGGGTCTTGGAAACGAGCCTCTTTCGACTCTTCTTCAATTTGCTTAGCCTCTTGTTCAATTTCCTCGTCAGACATCTGAAGAATATCTTTCATAGCTGTTCTGTGAGAAATATATTTACCAATAAATGGTTCGGCCATCTGAAGCATATTAATGCGACGCTCCAGAATCTCAGCATCTTTTAATTCCGAGAAATAACTATCCCGATGAAATTTTATCTTAATATTATTTATTTCATCATTCCACTCATCTTCTGTAATAATTCCTTTAAGAATTAAATTAGTTTTAAGCGGGTCTAGGAATATCTCTTCAAATTTATGTTGCAGCTCACGAATAAATTTACCAAATGACAATTCATCTCGTGTAATAGAAGTACCAGCATCAAACTGTATACCACCTTGGTCGCTTGGAATACGGGTAATAGGAATACGTAAAGCCATATAAAGCGCATTACGGAACCAACGTACATCTTCCATATTTCCAGTATTATCTGCACCTGGTAATGTATCAACTTCTGTTACTGCTTTACCATCACGTCGTTGTAACCAATAATCTTCGGTCATCGACATAATATGCTGCTGGTTTTTAATCTTGCCTGTAGTAGCATCATATGCAATACGGTTTTTCATCGTATTCATAACATGTTGCATATGTTCTGCTGCTTTTCTTGAAGGCATATTACCTGTATCAACGTACCATACACGACGATCGGGAGCACGAGTAATACGATAAATTACAACGGCATCTTCAAGAAGTTTTAATTGGTTCGCTGGCTTAATAGCCCGATGCAAATAACCGATGATATTTTTACCACAACAATCAACTAAACCAGAATGGGCATAAACAATCGCGGCTTTAGGAATTTTTATTTTTGTGCCGGCTTCATATATGCGACCATCACAAGCATAAGATTCGTGTGATGTGTCATAAATGAAATATTCTTTATAACCCTTGACTATTTTAACACCGGCTTCAGTGGTTGTAATAACTTCACGGACATATTGAACTTGACGTGGGTCTAAACGACGAAGCTCTTTAATACCTTCTTTAGGGCGTTTAGGGTCAATAATTTTATGGAAGAAAATTCGAGAATCTACATACCAACGCCTAAAATGGTCTGAACCTTTACGTTGGAAAGATAAATGATTTAACACTTCGTTAAATTCATCCAACATCATTGATTTGATATTTGGACTAAATTTTGTGTTGTCTAAATTTATAGAAACGACTTCTGTATCATCTTCATATACGATAGCATCGGAAACTATTTCAGAGACTGCATTATCCACTTCATAGTTCGTCATCAAATTTCGATACGTATCGATTAATTCACGGGTTGATTTGAGCCCTGGTTCTTGACTACCGAACATTCTCTGAAACATAGCATTATATGTTTGCTGTGCTTCATTTTCAGATACTTCGTATTCTTTCGCACCGTCGTCTAATTTTGGTGTGGTGATCGATTCTAAATTTTCTTTTTCTTGGTCTTTGTAATCACGTTCGTCCATTTTTGCCCATGGAGCAAACAAACTTAAGATATTAAATTTCATTGTATTCTCCGAATGGGAATTATAGTTATATTTATATGGACTTCTCCGTCATCACGGGAAGCTGGGGATTTCTCCCCAACCAGATTATTCCCACCAATCAAGAGCAAGAGTTACTTCGAACGTTTCAATCTCGTTATTCGAATCCCAGTCAAGAGATACTTCACCAACGTTAGTAGGCCACAAGCCAACAATTTCAACTTCTTTAGTGACCGTTTTAGCATCACGAGCAAATTGACGAACGATAGCAGTCTTTTTATATTCAGCAGGTTTACCACCGGTAATTTCATTACCTTGTCCTGCTGCAATACCTTGCCAATCAACAAATTTCTGACGAATGCTATGAGCATCATCGTTCATTACTGTAATAGTCCAATCATCGAATGTACGATCACCTGCCACGTTAATTTTACGGTTCATATAAGAAACAGGAACCTTTTCAACGATTGCAGCAGGAAGAGCCGTAGCACGACACTGGAAGCTAAAGTTTTGCCCAAGATAAGAGATTTCTACTTCGAACAGGTTAGGGCGAGCGAAATCACCAGATTCGAAGGCGCGAGTTACGTCATCTACAAACATATTAGCCTCTGTAGTAATATGGGCTTAGGATTAACCGGATGCCCATAGAATTAATTTTTAAACGATATAGTATATTTATATGGGCTACCGAAATAGCCCATCAGGCGTCTTATTAACCACCTACAGCACCAATCAGTTCGTCGAAATCGGCACCAGTTGCTGTTGCTACAAAGTTCAACGTAATATAATTTATCGAGCGGGCAGGTTGTAAGTAGAAAGTAGCTACAAATTCATTACGGTCGATAACTGCTGGGGTGTTATTGGTAGTATCACAAACAACTTTAAAGTTATATACACCACCGAGAGCTTTAATACCCTGTAGATATTGAGAAGTCTCTGTACGGAAAGAAGAACGGGTAAATGCGTTGTTCAATTCAAACAGGCGATATTTAGATGCTGAACCAATGTTCGTTTTAACCATATTGAACAAACGACGAACGTTAATACGGTCAAATGGTGAAGGAACGGAAGTGGCAGTTTTATCACCATACAGAACATATCCGTCACCGCCGGTACCAGTAACAGGGTTAATAGCTTCCTGATACAAACGATCACGTTGTGGTTGACGAGTTTCAATTGCAAGCTTAATAACGTTAAGAATTTGTCCACGGTTATAACCGGCCGGAGACATCCAAGGCTGAGAAATATTGTCTGTGCGAGCACAAAGACCGGCAATATCAGCAGCTAAAGGAACCCAACGATTCACATCGTTATATTTGTCATATTGATATTTATAGTTACCGTCAATAGCAGCATAAGTAGAACTTACATTAAAGTTATTATCAGTGTAAGATCCTGATGCAGTACGCCAATCAACCAGATTATCAACTGCACGATTAACAGGAATACCGACTATAGTTGCACGTGGTGGTGAGCAAAGAACCAAGCAATCTTGACGAGAATCACCAATTGCTACAACATGTTTCTGAACTGTAGAAGCAACTTCTAAAGATTCACCTGCACAAGAACCGGCAATAAACAACTGCGCATTAACAGATTCGCGGTCAGCAAACAAATCCCAAGCTTCCATTAAATCACCAGCGTCAACCGTTTCATTAGATGATAAGCCACCACTCAGTTTGATTACACCGGAGAAACCTTTTGGCCAACCTTGTGCAGTAGCGAAAATATAATGGCTTGCGCCTTTAGCAAAGAAATCATCAATAAAGATATTACTACCATAAATATCGCGTTCACCACGTTTAGTAGAAAGAACTACGCTCTGGACTACAGCATCATTACGACGAACGATAATTGCATATTGGTCATCAGTTTGTGGGCCATACCCAAAGATTGCTTTAGCAGTAGATGCGCGAGTACCACCATCAGGATAAATTTTTAACTGGGCTGACGCACCTTTGTCATAGTCTGCTTTAGATACGATTTCAATTTCGAGCTGGTCGCCAAGTTCACCAGGATAAAGAGCAACTACGCCTGGGACACCATATTTTTTAATAGATTCTTGGAAAGTCAGAGAAGTAATAGCTTCTTCAGAAGTTTCAACTTCAGTTAACAGAATACCTGAATCGGTTACGATAGAACCAATTGTAATAACGCCAGAGAGACCAGAAGAAGAACTGGCAACTTCAGCGGTCCAGTTAGAACCTAATGCCGGATATTCATTAATTTCTTTTGCACGAGCAATAATTTTACCGGTTGGGATATAAACGTTAAGAATTTTACCATCGACATCAACTGAAGTGACATAACCATCTGCTTCAACAGTTTCGGACAAATACTTAACGATAATTTTATCACCAACCGCATAGTTACTACCTGCAGCTGAGATTGTGAATTCGATATTGCCTGCTACAGGAGATGAGTTCTTAGCAGTATCACGATCAACTGCGCGTACAACACGAAGGTCATTACCGTATTGAAGGAAGTTCATAGCAGACATGAAATAATCTGCTGTATCCGTATTAGGAGTACCAAACATATCAACTAATGCAACTTCATCAGTGATTTGTTTAATCTGGAATGCAGGACCCCATTGGAATTTTCCAGCCAGAGCAGCAGTACCAGTGGAGTTATTAACTACAGTACTCTGTACGGTAGTTTCTTTGAGCTCAACGCCCGGAGAGAGAAGTGACATTTTAATTCCTCTTAATTTGCTTTATTTTATTTATACCATTGACAGGCCATGTGCTGATGGATTATATTCGGCTGAATTACTTGCACAGTCAACAAATATAACCGGGGCGTAGTCGTCATTCATATCCTGTAATTCTCTTGAGAATACTTCTGATGCAAGACGCATATCATCTTTATCAGCATAGTCTGCAAATTTCTGTTGCGTTGTCAACCATCCGAAAATAACAAGGCCCATAACTAAGTCGTCATGGTAACCTTCTTCAGCTGCCCAAGATACACCCTTTTCACTAAACGTTCTGAATTCTTGAATAGTAGCCCTATGGTTTATTTTGAGCTTGTCTTTTTCAATAAGGTCCTTTAATGTAGAGCAACCTACAGGCTTAGTTCTACGACTTTGCTTCATGCCTAAATCATTCATTGAATCACAAATAACGTTTTCGTATTCAAGGTCCATATAAAGTGATTTAGCGACAGAAACACCCGTTGAGTTCAATTCAATATAAATTGGACATTCGTTATATTCCATTAGATATTTAAACACAATATCAGGGAGTATAAGGTGTGAAATAGTATTAGAGTGTAGAACACCAACTTGTTCCCATTTATCTGTCGTAACATCAATAATATGCATTGCGTGATAGTCCTGCCCACGACCTTCAGAACAGTCTAACGTCGCAATATATTTATGTCCTTCCTCAGGCTTTTTGAACCGGTGAAATCCATGACTATCAGGTGTAACTTCAATGTAATCTAATATGGCCAATTTCATACCAGAAATAAGTGTGCCTGACGTCCCCTCGAAAGCTGCAGTATGTTCTTGACGAAACTGTGATAATGAAGAGGCTGAAATAGTCTGTTTAGACCACTGCCATCCATCATCAAAAATATCTTCGTCATTATATAGACGTTCTTTAACTGAGTTCCAAATTGCAGTATAAGGTTCAAATCCTGATTTACCTTCAACAGCGGCAGTCCAAATATCATAAAAGTGATTTAATCCATTTGGTGTGGTTGTAATAATAATTTTTGAACGACGACCTGAAGAAATAACAGGTTGAATAGCCAGCCATGAATCAATGAAGTTTGGGATAAACGCGCACTCATCAATATAAATCATAGCAAACGAGTTACCACGAACCGCATCCGGTGATGAAGCGTAAGCACCGATTGAGGAACCGTTGTCTAACTGAATAGACCCTTTGTTCCATTCAACAATACC